AGCGTAAAACACATGTTTCCATCTACCCAGTTTTCCACCTGGCTCAGGGAATAAATACTTTGCAGGAAGAACATTGATACATAAAGGAAGCTGGTCATAAATAGCACGCTGGGTTCCCTCTTCATCGGCCTCTACCCGTAAGGTTCCATCAAAGCTGTTGTCCCATACGGTCTTTAGACCGACTGCCCCATCCCGTACTTGATAGAATGTCCAGTCGTATCGTAGGTCAGTCTCCTGTCTTTCGGAGTTTATATAGATAACACCATCTAAGAACTGCTCTACCAAGCTGGCCTGCTTCTTAATGCTTTCGCTTTCTTCGGGCGAAACAGCCTGAATAGTCAGTGCATTTGCAGTTAATATACCTACAGCAAGGTCTACAACATTAGTAGCCTTAGTAAGGGTAATACGTTTTTCTCCAGGTAAAGACGCATCAGAATAATGTTCTAAATCATAGAACTGTTCATGTTCTTTTATACGTCCGTGCCACTTACTGCACTTTGCTTTAGCACGATAGAACTTCTCTAATAAATCGGCTTCCCTGCTCATTTGGTCGTCTGCCATATTAGTACTCCTATTGTACTACAAAATTGCCTATTCCTACCATTTCTAAGATTACGCGTACTCCTACTGTAGGGACCGTACATATTCTGGATTATCCCAAGACACCGCCCACTCATCCTCTGTCAAGCCATGTTCATATATCCCTTGTTTTTGTTCTTCCGCCTTTCTCTTCTCTTCCTGACCCTCCCAGGACCGCTTCCATTCCTCCCCCGTCAGGCCATGTTCATACGCCTCTTCCTCTTCCCTACTTATTGGCTCCTCCTGCGGCGGACTTACGGTAATCGCCGGGCCTTCATTGGACACCTGTTCTATATAATCTGCATGTCTCTTCGCCTCTGCCCTTTCTCTCTCCCATTTTTCCCGATCACCACCAAACAGCTCTCCTGCTGTACCAATCGGATTACCTTCGTCATCATATTGCATCACGTCCTTTTCTGTTTCCCAGGACTGCCCACGACCAAAGGGGTCCTCATATGCTATTTCTTCTTGGTCATCTTTCGTTTTGCTTTGTTCTTCCCAATATTCTTCTTCTGTAAGTCCGGTATCCGCTACCGTATCACCCATTATTTCGTCAAGCTCCTGATTCCACGCATCTGCTCCCGCTTCATCTATAGGGGCTATATAGCTACCGTCTTCAAATTGCCCCATATGATATCTTTGGTTGGCCCACTCTCCAAACGAAAGCTGAGTCAATCCTTCCGATAAATCGTGCTCATAATGAGCTCGTGTTCCCTCTCCCTCTTCTCCCTGATATAGCTGGACCACTCCATCTTCGCCACCGGCACCAATCTGAGCCCACGCTTCCTCTAAACTAGTACCTTCAGCAAACCCCGATGTTTCCAAATGCTGTTCCCAGGGCGACTTCCATTCCGTAGGCACAAACTCAGCAAATAGTTGATCAATAGCATCTTCATAGCTTAATCCGTGCGCTTCTGCCCACAATCTGATACCTTCTTGGTCTAAGTTCGTAAGCATCATAATTTCATATAATTTTGTATTTTTACCAGTAGTACCTACGTGTGGTGGTAAAGCTATATCAGGTCGTGTCTCTCCTTCGCCTGCACCACCTTCACCTGCACCACCTTCATCATCGCCGCCATAGCTATAGTCTACATTACCAGACATATCACCAAAATTAAAGGCAGACCACGGACCAGTACTGCTTTTAATTACTCTGTTTTGTTGTAATAAATGAGTATGATGAGCAATACGATTAGAGCGTGCGTCAAAACCCCCATCTCCTCCCACCATCGGCATTGCTAGATTACCTAAACTCCCGTCCACCGAAGATTCCGATTGCCCTGTAGCACTAGCTATTGCGGCTACGTCATTGCCATGCACAGCAGATGCCTTTCCTATTCCTGGTAATATTCCTGCTTCCCTGGATCCTGATGCGCGACCTAACATACCCACATCGGCAGGGTCAAAGATCATTTCTCCAGTTGGCGCAGGAGGAGCCATTTCTTCAATCCCAGGTGGCTGGTCTCCCCAATACACTTCTACTCTTTGCCTAGTAGTGCTCATTTCTTTGCTGCTCCACCTCGTTCCATTAATCCTATTTCTCTACCTATCTTAGAGTCTACAGCAATCACTATATCTTCATTGACCCACTGATAATAACTGTCACTAGGTATTGACCTGACTACCACTAAAGGACCGATCCACTTGCTTGTTAGCTGGCTTTTAATCCATACCTTCTTGCCTTCATCTTCTGGAGACCGCATTACGACATGACCTACAAAATCGTCCTTCCAAGCCCTATTGCCACTTTCTTTGAGCCTTTCTTCCAACTCTTGACCCATATCTTCATCAGCAACTATAGCATTACCAGCCGCATACATAGGAGTTTCCTCCTGGCTTTCCACACTAACAGGCACCCTATACTCACCTGTAGTGGTCTTGAACTGGTCAATAGAGTAACCAGCTTCTTCTAAGCCGTTTACGGTTATGTTCGCCACTTGCCTGTTGCCTTTATTTTGCCTGCATGCATTAATCCACTCTGTATACCTTGTTGGTATTTTTCTTGCCTCTCGGACAGACGTCCACCTGATTTAATCACTTGTTTAAACTTGTCAAACAAACTCCTGTCATCCCAGTTCTGTTCAGGATAGGTAATTGGTTGGGGATCACCGATTGTTTGTTCTATGGGTTGAAATCCCGTTTGAGACTCTTGGAACCTATTGAGGTCTCTCGATTCCCCTTGACCTGCCGGATGTGTTGGAATGGATGGAATTTCCGGCTGATACCCACTTGTAAACAAGTTGTGCATATGCTTCGGTACTTCTCTTAGGTATGTTTTGGTTTCACCTAGCCATTCTGGGAGATCCGTACCATATCTTTGAGCACGCCCAAAGCCCGCGTTATAGCCCACCAACACAAGCCCCAGGTCGCTGCTAAAATTGTTACTCAGATGACGCAACTCGTTAGTCCCAGCTTTAATATTTTCTTTAGGGTTGTACGGGTCTATTCGTACTCCGAGTCTTTTTTCTATATCTTCGAGAGTCTCCGGCATTATTTGCATTACACCCATAGCACCTTCCTCGCTGTCCCTTGCCCCGTACATCACATCGGGTAGCCATGCACTTTCTTGTTGTGCAACTGCCGCAACAAGAACGGCACTTACATCTTCCTCTTGCGCCGCCTCCCATATCTCATTAGCGAACTCCAAATGCGCAATATATCCCCATTCGTTCTCATCAAACTCAGGAAAAGGATTTGTATTTATTTCTGGCATGATTAATTCCTAAACATTGCTGGTAAGGACTCTTCGTTCCATGCCGCAGGTACTGCACCATCGTCTGCGAAATTAGATGTTAGAGTCAAAGGCTTATCAATTATATAGGCCCCGTTAGTAATGGTGTGGTAAGCTGAGGCCGCTAACGATACCACAGAGTCTATCTTGGAGCTAGTTTTCTCTTTTGCTATCCTCCAGCCCCTCTTTTTCTCTAAAGCTACTGCACTCATCGCCTGTCTCCTGAGCTCATTACTGGGGTACATAACCAGGTTTTTGTACTCTAGGAGCTCATATAGCTGTTGTGATGCTGCTGTGAGGTTAGGCTCGGTCTGTGCAAATTCCACTACCGGTATACCTCGCTTGGCTAAAGTAGTGGCGGAGCGATGGAACTGAAAAGGATCATAAGAAATACCGCTTACCCGGTATCGTGCCCATAATTCGATCAGATACTTCTCAATAGTTTCTTCAAGATCTAATGGTGCGTCCGGGGTTGGTTGCCATATCCGATGCATTGCCAGGACAACTTTACGGGCATCCCGGTCATAATACGTGGCTACTGCCGCACTACTGTCCCTTTTGACAGAAGCATCAACATGTATCCACAAAGACTTGCCTTCATCGGCTAACATAGGAGTATGGTTTTGATCTACACACCCATCCCACCGCTCCGGGGGAATAAACATCTCTTCGTCAGATGTCCAACGGTTTTCATGTAACCGTAGGTAAGCTGCTGGGCGCAATTGTAACTTTTGTTCTTGATGGTACTCTTCTGATGTTACTGACAGACCCGGGTGTTTCCGTAACTCATGGTCCCAGTAAACAAACAGCCTACCATTCTTATAGCAAGGTATATCACCCAGTTCGGGTATTCTTTCGCCCATACCTTCGGTAAACTCCTCTTCGCCCACTCCTTTATGGTAAAGATCGAATAATGTTGCCGATTGCCCTTCAAACCCTGCGTAGGTGGTAATAAAGCGCATGGAGTTCACACGGGTAGGTACTGGGGTTAATTCGTCCCATAGCCTCTGCATTGCCGTAGATGTATAGGCCCAGAGCTCATCCCAGAGGGTTAACCCGTGATTTGAGCCTGCGGCGGATGCGTAGTCATTAGATAGAGCAATAACACGCGTACCTGTCTTCTCAAACCTTATCTCCCGATTAGTAAGCCTTACACTCTTCAGTGAAGGGTTTTTCTGAATAGAGTAGCGAATCTTATCAAATACACGACTTTGGGCCTGTTCTAGGTCATTAGCTATGACATATATCTCATTAGGTGCTTCCTGGGTCAATGCGAACCATTCACCTACTAATGCACCCATCATGGTCTTACCACTCTTCTTGGGGCAGGACCAGACCACTACATCGTAAGGGAAACGACCAGACCTATCCTTCTTGAATATGTGTTTTAGTATCTTCTTCTGGTGTGGCATTAGCTGGACCGGACCTGGCATTAGCCTGCCCTTTTGTTTCTTAGCATCAGCAATGATAAATCCCGTATCGCTTGCTGCCCAGTCAGTAATGCTTTTAGGGTCTTTGCGTGGCATTATCCCCTCTAAACAATGAAATTAGACAAGTTTACTTCTTTGACATCAAATTCTTAAACCATTTAGTAAACCCCGATAGGAATATGTCTTGGAAACTTTCGTCTTCCGCTCCCCATACGGCTTCCCAGGCAGGTCTGTATGCCCCTTCAATTACCGGACTATACTCAGGTTCTGGCGTGGATATGTTCCAAGGTCTGTAATCCCCTTGAATTACTTGGTTAAACTCAGGCTCTGGCGGCTGAGATATCTCTACTTGCGGGACAGAAGAGCGAAGACGTCTATGTGGTTGTCCATAGTTGTGCCACGGTTGTGGGTCTGGTGAGGATAGTGGCTCTCTTATTGGTCCTGTTCCTATTCTACTTCCTATTCTTGCCATAATATGCTCCTGTTAATAACCCTGGGCTTCTTCCATCTCAAGCCAGTAAAGACCGTTTAATATTTGGTTTATATTCCTCATCTCTTCTATAAAATGCTCATTTCCTCGACCACGGGGCTCAGGCACATCTTCCAACGGTTGCTGCCGACCACTATACGGACTTTGCATATAATTTGTTTCCGCCATGTAGTCAAACCCAAAACCTGAGTGTGTTCCCCGATCATACAGAGTTTCAGCAAGTCCCCCTGACTGCTCAGTTCCTTCCTTAGAAGGATCGCCATATATAAATGTTTGCTGGCCAAAATCTTCTTCTACTCCCCCTCTTATGTCCTGTGTAGTAGTAGTAATCAATTGATTACCGATTTTCTGGGTTGTGGTTGTGGGTTCAGAGGGAAAAGGGTCTGGTACATCTATCGAGTACGGATGGCCTTGCGCTCTATTTACTCTTGCCTTTGTATCCGGTGATTGAGAGACCGTGCCTCCTGCTTGTGGTGGTTGCGGTATTCCTCTTCTTCCTATATATGCCATAATATCCTCTTGTTATCTATGTATAATCCCTCAACTTAAAAATTTTTCAGGTTTTGGGCCCTTCACTCTAAGCCATTCAGCTAAATACCACAACCCCCCTTGAGAAAATGGACGTTCCATTTCCGTAACCCCCTTCAATTCCACCTCTCTCCACGTTCTACCCGTCTTTGTAAGGTGTGGAGCCTCCGGACTGTCCGTTGCATGCCAATAAGGCCGGTATTTATACCCTTTTGTCGGGTATGACTCGGCTTTATG